TGACGATAGCGGTGCTATGGTTTCAAGTGGAAAAAATGTTGCTGGAAGTAGTTTTTTTAGCTTTGTTGGAAAGTTGGTTTCATCTGCAAATTCTCAGGGGCTAGAAATTATTAAAATTCGAATTCCTCCCTTAAGTTTGCGTCAGATTGAGGTTTCGGTGAAGGGTGTTAAATACTTTGCGAAAATGTCAACTGTTGGTTCGGCAGAGGGGCAGGTCTATAATTTTAAGGCAGCTATAAATTATTTTTCAGTACACAAAAAAACTCCAAGCTATATAGACCTTAGAGTTGAAGGTAAGGGGTATTATAGGCAGTGAAGGGTGTTATGTTCGCTTTTTGTTCTATTTAGAATATGGAATACTAACGGAAGTGAAAAACCATATTATAATATTAAAAAATAAAAAAGTCAAATTGTCAAATTTTAACAGAATAGGGGACATTTAGAACGAAAAAACAAATTATTTCGGCAAGTTTTATTTATCTGTTAAAGTTTATGATTAACTCTATTAGTTTTTTGTATGTTAATATCTTGAGTTAATCTCCTAATACTTTTATATAAAATAATTATTGATTTTTTTCGCATAAAATAATTTACTACTATTTTATGACTTTATAGGATATATATAAGAAACCTCTTTCTTATATATAAAAACATATAAAAATGTCGTAAAAGATATATTGTGCGACACATCTTGTTTTTCTTTTTTGAGTATGCTAATATGTTTTCGTAAATACGAAAACATAATTTTTTAAGGAGAAAAAATCAATTATGCAAGAAAAATTATTAAATCAAGATAACATTATTTCAACAGTTGCCCGTGTTGCACTTCGTACACAAAAATCTGAAAAATCTGGAAATTATTTCACTATCCTAACTTTACGTTTCAAAAATGGTTTAGAAATTGATTATTTTGTCGATAAAAAAGATAAATTCGGTCTTATGGATGCTATCAAATCAGTATCTCAATCTGAAAAACTAGATAATATCCTAAACGAGGATTAACAGCTTATGTGAAATTTAAACCGTTAGTCCAAACTCGCAAACAAAAAGCGAACAAAAACAATATCAACGTAAAAAAGGAGTTAAAATGCTTGAACAACTAGGAGCAATCAGCTTTCCAGAAAATTTGAACACTCAAATTATCACTGGAATTGAAAGCGCATTTTCAAACGGTTTGACTTTTGTTGCACCTATCCTTGTAGGTATGGTAGGTATCACAATTGTGCGAAAAGTTATTAACCGTGGTAAAAACGGTCGGGTTTAATCCCCTGCTTTCTCCCAATCCTGAGTATGATTTAAAACTACTCATCTATAATATAAATTTAACAATTAAATTAGCTTAAATTATAACTTAAATTGAAATAAAAGTGATTAGTACTTTATTAGGTTCATTTTTATTTTTTACAAATCCACATCTAGTATAAAAACATCGAAAAATAGTTTTTTATAATCACTTTTTCTCTATTTTAAACTTAAGCTTAATTTAATTAAAGGTAAAAATAATGGTTCAAAACGTATCATCAAATGAAGTTATCGGTATAATTTTAGACCTATTTTCTAAAGGTTTTGTTTTTCTATTGCCTATCATTGGAGTATTAGCAGGGATTCACCTTATATATTCAATGATAATGAACGTGCTATTCAGAGATAGACTATAGGAGAAAATATGCAAGATATATACTATTACACCCCTTTGCATAACAAATTTGTAAAATTCGATGATATAACTTGGCTCATTATCATAATGCTTACGATTCTAGCATTATATATTATTAAAAATATGAAAGTTCGCCCTAAAAGGTAGAGTATGAACAAATGGAAAATTTACTATTTATTATTTGGCTTTGCTTTATTAGTTGGTTTATTTACGATATTCGCAAAACCCGCGTTCGCAGTTGAAAGTTATAAAATATCGCCAGAACAAGACAGAACTTTAAAGCGTGATTTTTATTCTAGTTTAGAAATTCCAGATAGTAAAAATATTGATATGCATTATTATTTTTATACTGTAAATAATTATGATGAAAATATCAAACTTATAGCTTATGTTTGTGAGTATAAAGCAGATTATTATGATAATAATTCTATAACTTCAGTTTCAGATTGTGGTTTGTCAATGATTCAAGAAGCTGGAAAATTTAAAATTAGACTAAAAGCTTCTGCTTATAAAGTTTTAAGCTATAGTCGAAGAACTCAAAAAATTAATGACGATTATTATGTTGAAGTTAGGCGTATTTATGGTAGTGAAAATTACTTTAAAGATATAGTAAGTTTTACTGATCGAGATTTCGAAAACGGCTTAACTTTACTTGGTGGTTCAACTTTAAAGGCTAACAACTGGAACAGAAACGAAGGCGGGTTTTTAGTTGAACCTATCGGTGGAAATTCTAACAATTCTAATAATTCGAACAATTCAAATAATAACGGTGGTTTTGATATTTTAGGTGGAATTAAAGCATTTTTTCAACCTATGATAGATTCAATCGCTCGAACTCAAAAAGTAGTATTAGGTATTTCTGATAACATTATAAACGGTATTAAGGGATTATTTAGCGGTTTAATTGATTTAGTTAAGAGTATTTGGGATTTTTTGTCAAATTTCTTTATAAAATTATTTGAAGAGTTAGGAAAATTTGTTAATTCGATTTTTATACCTTCAGAATCAGATTTAAATAATGAACTATCTAATATTAAATCAATGTTTAATTTTGACAAAGTAAGCACTATTTTAAATGCTACATTCTTACCACTCGAAAATTCAGGTTTTAGGTACGATAATAGTTGTTCTAATAATTATTGGGACGCCTCGACTCAAGAGTTAGATAGTACGATTTTTAGCAAGGGTGGAGATAAATATTCGAAAGGTTGGAGATTGAGTACTTCTATCTGTAGCGTACCGCAAATTTATATAATGTTAGCGAGGAGTTTAATTATATTTGCGTTTATTTGGTGGTCAGCACATCGACTTTTTGAGTTCGTTCCAATTCTTATGGGTTCGGCGTTCATTTGGGATAAATGGAAGAAGAGAGAGGATTAAAAATGATTGTTATTTTACTATTAAAATTATTAGAAGGTCTATTATTTCCTATTTCAGCTTTAGTCAAAATCGTTGATTCAGCTTTAGCGCCACTTATGGATTCTTTAACTTATTTGCGCCCTGTTGTGGCTATGATTCAAGGGCCTTTAGAAATATTCGCATATTTGTTAGGTTCGAAAGATTTAATGGTGTTTATGTTTACTTTTTCCGCCGTATTATTACCTATAGAGTTAGCAATTTCGTTCATTTGGTGGATAGTATATAAAATACCAGCATTCAGTATTAAAGATAAGTAAAGGTTTAAAATGTCATATTTATCATTTATTAGAAAAGAAACAAAACCGCATATCGATTCAATAAAACAAAACTATATAGACTCAAAAGATAAAGAGTTATTTCGTGCATCAGGCTTAACCGTATATTGTGGTTGGCAAGGTTCGGGTAAAACGCTTTCAGCCGTAAAACATGTTTACAACCTTATGGTTCGCTACCCTAAATCAATTTTAGTTACGAATTTGGAGTTTAATAGTGATTTACCTAATAAAATTATAACTTTCAAAAATCACGATGATTTACACCGTTTGCTAGTTGAAGTCAATAATGATAAATACGGCGTTATCTATTTAATCGATGAAATACACACATATTTTAACGCCTTGGAGTCTAAAGATATACCGCCCTATATTTTTACCGAAATTTCACAACAACGCAAGCAACGTAAAGCTATTATAGGCACTTCCCAGCTATTCTTGCGTATGGCAAAACCATTTAGAGAACAAGCAAATTATTTAGTTATGTGTTCAACTCACGGCAATATTTTTACAGTAAATAAAGTTTATGATGCGCACAAACTAACAACAGATTATTCAGGACAGTTAATAGGACACGCAATTAAAACGGGCTTTTTCTTCCACTCTGAAAAATTAAGAAATATGTACGATACTTTACAGAAAGTAGTATCAGGAAAAGCAGAATTTGAAGATTTTCAGGTTATCAATTTAGAACAGAAGAAAAAGAAAGGCTTTCGTGCGTCCGCAAGTCGATG